GCTTTACTATTCAAGATTCAGTTTCTATTATTTCTACAGATGATACATTACCGGCAGTATATTTTAAGCCGCCTAATGATTTTAATTTTGTATATACGAATAACCAAATTGATATTGTTATTAAAAATAGTAACAACTCAATAGTAGGTAAGGGTGGTAAAGGTGGACATGGTTTAGCTGCTGAAGACGATGACGGTTATTATGGAGCCAGGTTTGATGGTGATACAACAAGTAATGATGCTGTCCATATAGGCGAAAAGGGGGCCGATGACGATGTAACCACACACACTGGAACATCTGGCGGGCCAGCGTTAAGCGGTTTTGATGCATATTTCAAACAAAAGATTTTAATTACTAACAATGGTAAAGTATATGGAGGCGCTGGAGGAGGTGGAGGTGGTCTCCCGGGTGTTAGTGCCTCAAGCATGCCAGAACATACATGGCCGTTATGGTTTGGTTGTGGTGGGGGTGGTGGCGGTGGTATCCATTCAAAGAATGTTGGAGCAGGTGGGAGTGCTGCTATGAAAGCGATGAATAGTCCAGATACTGAGGCTGTTGTACTCGGCTACCTACAAGATGGATCTACTGGTGGAACAGAAATGAAAGGTGGTGACGGTGGCCAATTGGATTCAACAGGAACCGGATATCCATCTATTACGTTACGACACGCTGATCCTAATGATGATGGAGTAGCAATAACTAAAATAACAGATAATGTAACTGATTGGTACGCTGTTACAGGTCTACCAGGAGGTAATATTGGAGAACCAGGTAAGAGCGATGGTACTGTTGCTAATTATTATACATTAGTTGGTGATAATACACCTGTTAATGACGAGGTCTCACCATTTCCTGATAATAGTTATAATAACGTACTTGATAATTATAGATTCAGAGTTGGTGGAGCGGCTGGAAATATTATAACGCCATTGCAATGGACTACTAGTAACTCAACCATAAAGGTTCCTGTAACTGCAGGAACCGGTTCATTCCATGGAACGGGTAATTTTGATCCTGCTTAATACTAGTGTTTACTAATAAATGTAATAAGTATTAGTAATGAAATTCAGTTCAACAGCACAAGATGCTCTTGCCGCTTCAAAATCATATGCAGAAGAATTTAAGAGTAGATATGCTGGTACAGAGCATTTACTTTTAGGTTTAATCGAAAGTCATGATGATGTTTTAAATCAAACTTTTTATCGGTTAGACGTAGATAGAGATCATCTTAAGGATGTTGTTATTAGTATTTTAAATATAGAGGAGACTAATAAACTTTTTAAAGCTGATACCGGTCCTGCATTTACTCCCCGGGTTTTACGTATAATAGATTTTGCAAAAAATTTAGCTCTAAAGCTTGAAAAGAGTACAGTTGATGTAATACATTTATTTTTATCTCTATTATATGAAAATGACGGTGTCGCGACTTCCATTCTTATGGAGTATGGATTAAATTTTGATAATGTTAAAAATGCCATACAAAAAGAACTAGGAAATATTGCAGGTACGAGCGGTGCCCTTAAATCAATCATTCCAGAAAGCTTAGAACCATATTTTATTGATTTAACATATCAAGCTTCCGTAGATGAATTACAAAGTACATTTTCAAGAGATGCAGAGTTTGATAAAATCTATCTCGTCTTAGGTAAAAAACATAATACTAATCTTATTATAACTGGTGATCCAGGTGTCGGTAAAAAGTCTGTAGTATATGAACTTGCAAGAAGGATAACTAAAAAACTTACTCCTAATCACTTACATGATAAAAGAATATTAGAACTAAAACTTAAAACCCTTATAGGTGGTACAAAGTTTAGAGGAGACTTTGAAGCTAGGATGGATGTACTTCAAGACTATCTTAAAAATAATACTGATGTAATTTTATTTATTAATGATATTGCTCTTATAACTCGTATTGATGGTTCGGCTAATATAGAAGAATATTTTAGCGAATTATTTAACAGTGATGATATCAATTTTATAAGTACGTGCACATCAGATGATTATAAAAAGTATATTGATGATATTACAACCATTAGTTCTAATTTCGAAAATATAGTTGTTAAGCAAACTGACTTAGAAGAAACAAAAGGTATTTTATATAATATGATTCCTATGTATGAAAAGTTTCATAGTGTAAAATACAATAGAGATATAATAGAAGATATTGTTAAGATGTCATCGAGGTTTATTGTTGATAAGAGTCAGCCCGCCGCCGCCTTAGATTTATTAGATGAGTGTGGCTCTCATATAAAGAATCAAATATCTAATACATCTGAACAGATTGTGCAATTACAACAAAAAATAGATGGTATACAAAAACAAAAACTTCGAGCTGTAGAAGCATTTAATTTTGAAGAAGGTATTAAGCTACGACGAAAAGAAACAACGTTTTCTAATAAATTAAAAAGAGAGATTATTAAACAGAAGGCAGTTGAGTTTGATAAGGTCATTACAAGTGATATTGTAAGAGACATCCTCAGTGTTAAAACAAATATACCTATAAGCAATATTAGAGGGAGTAGTTTACCTGATTTACATACGGTAGAAGCCTCTCTAAAAGAAAGATATATTTCTCAGACTAGAGCTATTACATCATTATTACATCATTTTAAGAGAGTTAAAACAGGATTACAGGATCCGACGAGACCATTAGGTTCATTTCTTTTTATAGGTCCGACTGGTGTTGGTAAAACTTATTTATGTGAATTAATTTCAGAATACTTTTTTTACAATAAACAGAACTTTCTTAAGATTGATATGTCTGAATTTATAGAGCCTCATTCTACTAGTAAGTTAATAGGCTCTCCTCCAGGTTATGTTGGTTATGGTGATAGGTCGATACTTTGCGATTTTATTAAAAATAATCCTTATAGTTTACTTTTGTTAGATGAGATTGAAAAGGCGCACCCAGATGTTGTTAATATATTTTTACAAGTTTTAGATAAAGGTGAATTAACTGATAGTGTAGGTCGTAAAATAAATTTTAAAAATTGTATTATTGTATTTACGAGTAATATTGGTTCTGAATTATTTACTAAAGATTCTATTGGTTTTGGAAGTACTGCAATAAGTTCTATTGATTTAGAGAATGCTTGTCAAAAATTCTTTAAACCAGAGTTTTTAAATAGACTAGACGAAATTATTAGATTCGAGTATTTGTCTAAAGAAGATATATATAATTTAGTTCAAATTCAATTACAATTATTTGCGCAAAAATTAGAAGAGACTAATAATATAGAGTTTATACTAACAGACGAAGCCCGAGATTATATATCTCAACAAGGATATAGTAAGAAATATGGTGCTCGGTTTTTACGGAGATTTTTTGAAAAACATATCGAAACAGAAATAGCTACATTATTGATAAAAAATACCACTAACCTAAAAAAAATAACTTGCAAATTAAAAGCAGGTAGGTTATCATTTTCATAATGATTGCTTATAAGTTTATCGTAAAAGATATTTATACGAATGAGAATAGGGAGTTTGAGCTTAGATCAGTAGATAAAGACCCGCGCCCAGTTCATAAGGAAGGTATGAGGCAAATTAAGTTTGAAGAAGATATAGAAAAGCTATATGTCGATGTATCTGGAAAGAAAGATAATCCAGTATATGATCGATTAGTTTACGATAAAAGAAAAGGATTTTTAGACTAATGAATAATACAGGAGAAAAAATACTAATAGAAGTTATCGAGCATGCTAGACATTGTAAGGAGATTGTAAGTACTTTTAGTAATGAGAGAAGCCCAGCTGGGGATTAAATTCCAACAACTATTACGTTCTCTAAATCGCCTGCATTCTCAGCGACAATTTTCTTAACAGCTATTGGGATAAATCCGCTAGCGGGTTCGATTCCTGCTTGAAGGATCACAGACCACTCACCGCCGTCTTGTCTCCAGAGAGTACACGTAAGCTTACCAGTAGTAGCTGATGTAACAAAAAAACCATTTGGATTGGCAGATGCTCCAGTAAATTCAGTATTGTTAGATGGTCTGAAGGCTCTCGTATGTGTTAGCATATAATTATTTAGTATTTGAAGAGCTTTTATTTGAGGAACTTTTTATTAAATACTTATAGTGATACCCGCGGAAATAATGACAATGGCTGGTGGGTCATTAGTAGGCTTCTTTTTTAAATTAGTCGCAAAGCGTGCAGAGAATGAGCAAAAGCGCTTTGAGATGTTTATGAAAGAGAAGGAATTTGCTGATGCATCAGCCGATAAAGCAGTTCAGCGTGTAGGGGTAGATGCTGGTAAGTGGGTTCGACGTTTAATTGTTGTAAGTGTTTTGTTTGGTGTTATATTAGCCCCGTTTGTTGTTACATTTCTTAATCATCCTATTGTAGTAGAAGAGCTTATTACCAGGAAGATACTATGGGGATTACTCGGTACGAAGACTGAACCTGTGTTCATAGAAGTACAAGGGTATTTATTAGTACCTGAAATTAGACAAGCTTTAACAGCTATTATTGGTTTTTACTTTGGCCAAGCCACAGTCAAACGATAAGTTGAATTTCAAATTTTTCCATTATATTTATATGCAAAGTGCTTGTTTGTATGGTACCTATCAATCGCATAAATTAAGCATAAATACATATACGAATGCCACAAGATATTAATTATCTAGACGAAATATCTACCTTTACATTTACAAGTAAATACGCAAGATTTAATCAAAATTCAAATAGAAGAGAGACGTGGGACGAATGTATAAACCGGGTGGCAAAGATGCACGTTGATCGGTTTAAGAGGCATTTACCCTCAGAAGATATAGATACAATTAAGTGGGCATTCCAACAAGTAAAGGATAAACACATCGTCCCGTCAATGAGATCAATGCAGTTTGGTGGTAAGGCTGTATTAGCTCATAATG